GTAAGGATGGAGACCTGACCATGAACTCGACTTCTTTATTATCAATAAACGCTTTGAAATTTCTAGTTTTCATAATTGTTCCTCGTTTCTATTATTTCTCTGATTAAATTTGTATTTATATTTGATGGTAGAGTGACCAAGATCTGAAATAGCTTTTCGCAATTGATTATTGCCATTATTTAATATTTGATTTCTAACCATATCCCATCTATCTAAAAAATCTAATTCTTTGTCTGTTAATTCTTGTTCGTTTTTATCTTGACCCCACAAATATCCAAATGCTTTTTCAAACTCAAATAAGGCTCCTATCATTGTTGTTTGAAACCTTTTAGTTAATATTAATTTTTCTATATCTGTCATCATGATTTCCTAGAATTTTTAAATTGTTGATTAGATTGGACTACTAGATTTCTTCTAACGTCCGGGAGTTCTGTTTCGTTTAGCTCTTTACCCGTTTGTGCTAATATGGTTTGTCTTTCTTTAATTGTATGTCTGGCATTTGGATCATTAAGGTCAAAAATATTACTAGCTTCTTCTTTAGATTTTGCCATAACAAAGATTTCACCAGCTTTATCTAATTTTTTACCCTCAAGTAATTTTTCTGTTCTGTTTTTATTTCTAAGTTTTTCATTTTCTTTACGCTGAACAATCATCCATCCGTCAAACATATCATCATCTTCGAACACAGAATCTGGTGGACATTCTGGATGCTCCATAGCAGCATCATACATTTTGGTTAAAATGACCAGAGTTCTTTGTTCGTCCGTCCAATTTATTGTTGATCTATCAAATAGATTTTCTTTATTTGCAGACCAAAAGTTTTTCCACACATCGCTTCTAGCTATGCTCCTAAACACACTAACATCAATTATGTTTTCTGATATAGCTAACGATAACTCATTTAATGATCTATAATCAGCATCCTCGTAGCAAGAAAAAATTTTATTATTTTCACAATCAAATATACTATTTACAAGTATATAATTATTTTTAACCGACTGAATAAATCCTTCTACCGTATATTGATCTAGTGAGTGTCTAATACTATATAATTTATTATATGAGCCAACAGTATTTAATAGTGTTCTTTTTATACTTTTAATTTTAGATGGATTTAAAAAGTTTTTATATAGATCTATTTTCAAATTATCTATTTGTTCCTCTAGCTTTTTAAGATTATCATCTCCTCCATAAGACCATAATCCTATATTAACTAAATAGTCTACTATGTCTGATTCCTGGATCCATTCATTAAATTTATTTTTATCAAATTCTTCTTGAGCTAATAATTCTGCTTGATACTTTATATCCGTATTTGGATATATAAGTTTATATTTAATATTATTATATATAAATATGTAATATCCAGATAGTATTCTAGATACATACATACCAAGCAATCTTTGATCCATAATCCTATGTATTAATCCGTTATCCGATTATTGACTAAACTAAGCTGGAGTATATGTACTATTAGCAAGACTAGCGTAGAAACCGGCATCTGAGCCAGAATGTGCAACAACAAAGTCATTAAAAGTACTATAACTATAAGTTACGCTAACATTACCACCGCCGGTGTCTCCACCAGTGTAATTAACACTTGTTAACTTATTCTTTGTGCCAAGATAAATTCTTGTACCTTCGCAACTCTCAATAAAGATAGTTTCGTCAACAAGATTATGACGAGCATTGCACTGTGCGGTGTTTGTTGGGGCCACAGTGGTGCCTGTCAAGCCTAGGTAGTAACCGTCTTCTGTAGCATTAATCATATCCCCAGTAATAGCAGCAACTTCGAATTCGCAAGTAACTTCGACTGGGAATGTAACATAACGATGATAAGGAGCGTATGTGCCTAGTTCGTTGATTGCTTCACGACCAAAATCACAACTTACTGTGATATTTTGTAAATGTGCAGCAAAACCACTACCGTTACCTATAGCGTTGTTTGTACCACTACTACTAATACCAGGAATTTGTGTTGGAAAACGACAGGCACTCATGTTGAGATACTTTCTACGACCAACACCACTTGCAGATTCGGGTTCGTCTGTGTTATCAAACGCACCAGATGAAGTAGTTCCCCAAACCTTGTTATTGCCCACTAGTGTCACATCTTCTGTAAAATTACCATCCACAGGAAAAGTATAACTAACACTACTAACATACATACCAGAGCATACTAGATCAGTAAAAGATGTTCCACTAGCACTAATGTTGGTGTCTGGGAAAATGGATAATCTCATATCTGTACGAGCATTTTGACGGCCAGGAATGGTGGGATTAGAAGCAACTAATCCAGCGCCCACACTAGAGCCAGTTTCTGTAGCTAAGGTATAGATTAATGGATAACCGTCTAATACTTTATTAAGAGTAACCTCAATATCTGGTACTTCTTCAACGTTTTGATAAATAGCAAGTTGACCCATTTCGAATACTTGCTCTAGATTAAAATTAGTAGTAATTCCTAATGTTTGAAGGCCGTGAATAGGAGTTTGGGTAGCAGCATTAGCAGCGGGGCCTACTTTAACTTGTTGAATTGCGTAGTAAATACGATTATTAGCCATAATTAATCTCCATTTAAACTATATGTATTTTCGGGCTATGTTCTTATACACCCAATTTTTTAAAATCATGTAGAAATTATTTCCAGAGTTAGTCTAGCTGCTCCTTGATGCAAATTGATATGTTTAGAGTCTAATTCTATCAAATTAATATTTTTAATAAAACATTTTCTCCAAGAATATTGAGATATTAAGTCTGGATACATTAAAGCATTATTTTTAATATCTCCATTATAATCTAGAGGAAAATCATCATTTTGACTAACGCTATTCGTATCAAATAAAGATAAAGTACTATCTTGTTGGAGTCGGATTATATCTAATAACTTATTTCGATCATTTTTATTTTCGCTTAAAATATATAGCACTATATCTTGTTCTAGCCATAAAAGACTATTGCCTAGTTCATACGGTCTTGATCTAGATGATGGAATACTCTCTATTATTATACATGGGAGTTGTATTCTGTGGTAGGAGCCTATAGACCACTCTCCTGATTCATTCTGATTTATATCCAAATTACCAGTATTAAAAGAGCTATATTGTATAAGATTAAACCAGGGTGATTCTGATGATCTTAGTACTTGCACAAATCTATAGCTATAATCTAATTCTACATTAGCGTTTTTAGATATAGGAGTATAGAATATTATTCTGCCATTTGGATAGTCTACAAAAAAATTATTATTTTTATTTACAACCGATCCATTCACTAGAACACTACCTATAGAGATAGGACTAGTAGAGTTGTAAAAAGAACCAGTTTCCCAAACCCAATCCTTTCTGATACTTTGCCAAACAGAACCATCTGGATAAGATGGGTCTTCTACGTGACGAAGCTTATAGTGGTTATTGGTTCCGTATAGTGTTTCTTGAGGTTTAACAACATCAAACCAAGATCCTATCTTGAGAAAAGACCAGTCTAAATACATTTTAAAATTAGCTTCTAAAATATTAAGCAGTAGGTCTTGCGATATATTGTCTACTCCCTTAAAACAACTATTAAAATCGCAACTACTCATGATAAACTCTTTTCTAAGGTAGAATATATTTGGTCTTTAACAGAGTCTAGGCTTCTTGTGATCCAGTTATCTGCTTCTGTGCCGCTATAAGTGGCGGGCACTCTCCAAGATCTATTGGATGGCGTCATAACAGCAAATCCAGTTCTAGAGTTTCTATTATTACCAAACAATACTTCATAATTACTAACTAATGTTTTATTACCTTCTAATAATAGCCATCTTAACCAAGGTAAGGAATATCCTCTTTCATTATCGGTTACAAAACTAAATTCCTGATATAGCACGTCACTAAAATCAGCTTTTATCATGTTAATACTAAAAAAACTTTTAATTTGGTTATTATTAATAAATGGTTTATTATATGTTATTTGCATATTGGTAATCCAATAGTTTAATAAGTTATTAACTTTAGTGTTAGCATCTGGAATACCAAGCTCATATCTTAATTGACCGGCTAATAAAGCGTTATATTCTGGAGCATTTAATATACTATTTTGTACAATTAAAGGGATTTCTTGTTTTAATTTGGAATAGGCATCTTTCATTAAATTTTCCACCGCTGGCAATAAAGCGTCAAGAATTCTATTATAGATATCTTGATTAGACTCTAATAGTTTAAGAGATATATTCATTTTTATATTTTGTTAAAAACTTATAGTGTTGGGGTCGGGGTTGGTGTTAATGTGGGCGTGACACTAACGGTCGGTGTTATAGTTGGCGTAGCTGTTGGAGTAATAGTTGAGGTGGGAGTAATTGTTCTGGTCAACGATATTGTTGGAGTAGGGGTAGCAGCCGTAGGACTAGGTAGTGGTGTTTTTCTAGGCTCAGAATTAACTCCTATCTTTTCCCACATGCAAAATAAATAATTATTATCACCAAGTCCAGCAGGATTGGGTTCTCCGTAGAGTCTAAAAACAGGATTAGATCCTTCAGTATTATAAATAACCGTTATATCTTTACATTGCTTGATAGAAGATAAATAAGTCTTATCACATATAGTTTGAATAAAACCTTCTGGATTATTAATATTAGGAGGAGGATTAATCCATTTTTTATAATCCCATATAATAGCTAAATAACCAGTAGAAGACGTTATTTCTCCATAGAAACCTATGCCATTACAATAAGGACAAATTTTACCAAGACTAAAAACAATGGGACCCCCAGCTTTATATTTACCAGAGGATTTTTTTAAGCTTACATCATAAATACAATTAGGACATATTATTTTTTTACTAATACCAAAATTAAATTCACACTCTGTGCTGAGGCCAGAGCTAGCCAATAACATGTCCATTTGATTTTTGTAGACAGTTTGTAACTTATTAAAGTCTACCATATAAAATCCTATGAATAAAAGTCATTACTATTAGTGCTTCTAAAAGATCCTCTTAATAAATATCTTGGATCAAAATTATTACCCACAAAAGGACTAAGCACAGCACTAACAGCAGTAGCATTACCTATATTATGATCTAAGATCAATTGCTCGTAGAGTTTGCACGGCCCTTGGTCTTGGTCTAGTATCATTTTATATCCTGCTATATTACCACTAATACTTAAATTAGCAGACCCTAAAGCTGTTTTAATGCCTTCTAGAGCGGCTTTGGTTCTGAATGTACTTTGATCTAAAATACATGCACTTTTCAAAGCTATCAAACCAATAAAATCAACATCTCTAGAATTAGGATCGCTAGGATCAGGAGATATAGTTTGATTAACAATATTGATAGTATAATTAGTAGTTAAGTTAGCATCTTTGGCCACATACTGAGCAGCAACTGTGGCTAGTTGCTGTATTCTATCATCAGAGTATGTTGGAATAGTTTCTAAGTCATTGATCAAAGTTCTTACAATAATAGGAATTTCAATTTGCCAGTACATATTGTCCCTTTATTTTAATAAAAAAGATATCTATTAGTTATAATACACCTAAAAAAAAAGGCCGGCGACAAGCGCCAGCCTTCTTTTCTAAGAGCATTAAAAACCGATCAGAGAGAACCAAGTAGAACTCTACGATTATCAAGAACAGCAAAACCCTGTTCAGCCCAACCATAGAAGCCAGCTCGCTTTTGGCGATGTAGTGTATCGTCCTCGAAGATTTGAACTTCTTGACGCACTGGCATAATGAAACTATCTCTCTTGCGAAGATCAAGACCAACGACTAGTTCAACGTCAGTAGCTGGAAGGCTAGCATTTAGAACGTTTTCATAGAATAGTTGATATTGTTGATCTTCACCAAGCTCATCAAGATCGTGTAGATTGACGCCGAATACTCTGTTAAGAGTACCATCAGCAGCAACATAGATCTCACGACGAGTGATTTCATCAACTTGATCAACACCCCAGTTGCGAATGTCTTCCATAGCTTCTGGACTAACATAAAGATCAGTTAATAAACCACGGTTGTTACTAGCGCTGTTACCACCACCATTTCTGCGCATAACAGTCTTCATAAGACTAACTAAACGCTTGGTGAATTGACCAGCATCAGCATCACTATCGTATACTACGATGTTGCGATCAACACCAGCAGCTAATAGTGTGTGCCAACCATCGTCATTCATCTTCTTGACAAATTGAGCTTCGAGAACTTCCATAGCACGACCAACAACGTCCCAACGGGCGTCACGAGCATACTTTAGAAGATAATCAATACTAGCGCCAATGTCATAGGTTGGAACCATGACATAATCGCCTTCAACATGACGCTGTGGAATATAACCATGATTTGGAATGGTATAAGCCACAAAGTCTTTTTCAGTACCTGGAGCAAGAAAGTCTAGTGGAAATTCTGGAGTAGCACTTTGAGCTAATACGATTGGCTCAAAAATACCATCAAGAATATCACCATTTAGAACACCTTGACGAAGAGGAAGTTCTAGGGCCTTAGCAAACTCTGCATTAGCACCTAAAGCTACTTCCTTATTTAGCGAACCAGAACGAACAAGAAGATCTGTTAATTCTGGAGTTGCTTCAAAACGTTTATTGGCCATATTTTTCTCCCTTATCATGTTATATTAATGTCTACTTTTACATAACCATCTGCATCTAGAGTGCTGAGGAATCTACCAACCTTAGTACTATTTGTACTTGTTATTGTGAGAACTCCATTAACACCATAGTAAGCATCGGCACCGATTGTTGGAGTACCACTAACTACGTTAGTAACCACTTGGCCTTGACGTAGTAATGTTACTTTACTGCCAATCTGAACTTCATCTTTATGCCAGTTGATGTGCTGTCTTGTTAGATCAAGATCAACAACATCATTTAGCAATAAGCCAGCGGGCTTGGTGCCGGATTGATTAGCGGCATATTCTACAACAGCGTTAGCATCATCCATACTAACTCCGCTGCCACCACTAACATGCACAACTATACCACCACGTTCACCTGTTTCGTTCATGAAGAACGAGATATCTGTATATGCTTCGATACGATCTGGTTTTAAAGCCATGTTCACTCTCCCTTATTTAGTTTTTTACCTAGTCTGTTATACACAAAATCAACTAAAGCAGCTCTTGTGTTTTCAGCTTCAGAAACTGTTTCTTCGCTACCAACACTAAGATCAATGGTTTCTTCTGTTTCTGCTGTTTCTAAAACATCGGCAGTTTCTTCAGAAGCCTTTTTCTTCATCATCATTGCTTCTTCTTCCATTTTCTTTTTCTTCATTGGCATCATAGCAGCAAAAACTTCTGTCATGCTGTCAAAAGAAGCATCGTCAAGACCTTCAAACTTTTCAACTGTGCTTGTAGCAAGCTCGGTTTCAAAGCCGGTTTCAAGAAGAGTTGCCATTCTTTTCATTTTCTTTTCTTTTTTCATCATTTCTGCTTCTTTGTCTTTATAGGCAGCGAGAATTTCATTAGCAGCATCAAAATCTGCTTTCATCTTTTGCATTTCTTCGTCTTTTTTCTTCATATCTTCTGCCATCTTTTTAGCAGCTTCTTCTTTTTCGACAACAACAGTTTTGACTTCAGATAGTTCTGTTTCTGTGGCTTGGAGCTTAGCAGAAAGTTCTGCGTTCTTACTTTCTAGATCAGAAGCTAAGCTTTTTACTTCAGCAATAGCGTCTTTGCATTGAGACATAGCTTCGATTTTTTCTTTAATTTCGACAACTTCTTTTTCTAAACTCATATCATTCTCCTTTAGGTTGGCTTGATTTGAAAATACACCTATATTTTCAAAAGTATCTTTTTTTTCTTGTTGTAATTCTAGCTCGCCAATATTTTTTTGAATTTTTAGACTATTTTGAGTAAAAATAACACTTTCTGGGTTGGCTGGTTTATCAACAAAACCCTTACCAGAGAATGTTATTTGTCTTAAAACTCTACCAATTTTATGGTCTTGATATTCACCAACACCACCATATGCTCTAAGATGTTTTGTTAAAAATGCTGTATCCTCTGCTCTGCTAAGAACTTTGTATTCTCCAGTGCTTTTATTTATTAATCCATAATCAAAACCTTTAAAAAAACATTCCATACTAACATATTTAGTTCCATTTTCAATTTCAGCAATTAATTTTTGTGATCTTTCTTTGAGGTCTGGTTCTGTATATCCTACATAAATAACAGATCCGGTTAATATATGATATTTATTAGGTAAGTTTTCTAAGGGAGTAGATTGATCTATCAAAATTCCATCATCTGTAATAGGCCAATTAGATGTAATGTGACCCACGATAATACCTTCATTATGCTCTAAATTAGTAGGTTTATGAATTGGGGTATTTTTAGCTGCCCAAACCTCATCCTTATCAAAAATATCATCATTTTTATTCCAAGAAGTAGTAACTAATATGGATTGAGTATAGTATAAGTCTTTATCCTCCAACCCAGCTAAAGCTTTTATATCATTTATTTTTATGCAGGAATTGCTTGTAGATGGTTCTGCTAAAGAGGCGTAAGTTAAAGAAGCCTGGGCGGATAGTGCGTTTTCTAGTCCGTCATTTAATTCTGCTTCAAAAATTTTCATAAATACTTTCTTTGTAAAGTGGTCTATTAAGATAGATACACCAGTTGATACAAATAAGATTTTGTATACTTTGTTTCTTCTGCGGTGAGTGGTCTATTCAATTCTCTATTTATTGCCTTATTAAATTGTTGGTACTGATAATATTTAGTATTAATTTCAATACTATTGATAGTATTGAGTTTTGATAAAACTAACTCTGTCGTGACTTCCGCAAACGGTTCTATTGAAAAAAAGATTTTAGCTTTGGTTGCTTCTGCTTCTTCATATTCTGTATTGGCTAGACTTCTCATATTTTTTTTATTATAAAATTCTAATAAGATAGGATTAACAATATTAGAAATTTTGTCTTGTGTATCCAACGACCAAATATTTAAAGAAGCACCGGTTTGTGGGGAAAATTCTTTAGTTTTCCTTTTGTTAGAATCTTTGCTGTTTCTAGGTCTTCCTTGTTGGGGTTGTCCCGGTAAAGACTTAGAAGAATTATCTCCTCCTAATGGAGAGGTTTTGATAGGAGGAAACTGTGTTTTGACCTCTATAGCATTCATCTCTCCTTTTTTCTTTTTGTCTAAATCTATTCCTATTTGTGATGGAGTAGCTAAACCAAGCTGCATAGCCATTTTCTTAGCAGTATTTTCAAAGTTGGCATCAAAAAATGGACCAGCTTTATTGACCATTCTTTTATTTTTTCTTTCTCTGTTTTCTCTATTAAGTCTAGTTTTCTCCGTTTCTGGATCAAAACCAAAGACTCTTTGAATTAGTTCGTCAGAAACTATGTTTCTATCGGCTAGTTGAATTAATAATGCTTTTTCTGCTTCTTCATTACTTAAGTCCATTCTATCGAATTCTATCTTCGCAGGAAATCTGAAACCCATAGCTTTTTGTACCATAGCAATTTCTTTTTTCCAAAATGCCATTAGTACTTTGCGACCATACTGTAGTCTTTGAGTTAATGTTTTTAGGCTGATAAAATTATTTGTAGTTCCAGCAGCGCCATATGTGCCAGTTAGGGTTGGAGGAATACCGAGTCCTGCATAAACGCTATTTAAATGTGGAGTATACTTTCCTTCTCCTAAAAATTGATGAACATTAGTTTTGCTTTCTAACATTTCAATATCTGGACCCCAAACTAAATCTATGGTTCCTCCGCCAACATTATTTTGTAAAATACTACTTAGTTTACTAGCGGCTGCTGGAGTAGGCGCAATTTTATGCTCTAAACTACCTAACTTGAAAATACGAATATTACTAATAGCACCATCTAATGCTGCTAAATCTGCTAGTTTTAATTTTTCAATAACATTAATATCATCCATGATACTATAAATCATAGGATATGCCCAAGTCTTCCAATCATCTTTTTTATAATGAAAAACCAGAGTCTTTTCAGGATCTAAAACATATGGCTTCTTAGTTTTGGCCGCATCTATAATTGCTAAAGGTAGCTGATCAATAATTTTTCTTTCAGCATCATTTTTAGGACTGTTAATAATTTTGCGTAGTCCTGCTGGAATAACAATAGAATAAGTTTTATTTTGAACGAATGATGATAGTGATCCTCCAATAACATCTACATATATAGGATCAATAAAAGTATATTTCCAAGGAATTTCTCTTTTTTCTACTTTGGGTTCGTTTTGATTAATAATTAAATCTGGACTTCCGACACTCTTATATAGGCTATCTTCAACTTTTACACTAATCTTAGCAGTTTGTCTATTGATAACAACATTACCAACACGATATAAATTATTTAAAAATCTTTCGCTTCTTTCTTCGCCACTAACTTTATCAAACCAATTTCTATAAAATCTTTCTATTCTTTTATTTGGATGAACCAATCTAATCCCTTGACAAGCAAAATCTCCCATAAGATCAATAACATTTTTTACTAATCCAACTCTGTTATAAACGACATCTGCTTTATTTAGTATTCCTTTAATGTGGGTAGGAATACTTTCTTCTGGTCTAAAATAGTCATAATCACTACGTGTTAATCCAGGACGCCCACTAGTTGGTCCGTCAAGATTAGAAAAATCCAAACGATACCTACTGTTGTTGGCGGTACTTTTATCTATTACGGTAAATTCATCTAAAGCTTTTGATGCTTCATTTAATGCTGCTCTTTTATCATCTAGATTTTCATCTCCCCATGTAACATATGCTTGTTCTGGAGGTAGTATTTCAGCGTTTGGAATGGCCGCATTAGTTTTGTTTGGATTATCTGTCATATTTTAATACAATTATAATGTGATTGTTAATACTATTGATTAGTATACACAATTATCTATAAATTCCTTTATATATATCATCGTTAGCTGCTCCTGTAAACCAAGTTGGTCCTTTATATAGTTCTCCGTTAGTACTCTTTTTAAAATCATCACGTAAATTTGATCCTATAATATCAAATGTCACTGGAGTTAAACATCTATTTATTTGCCTTGCTAACATGTTTGCTATGATTAGAGCGCTATATCTATCTTTTCTTAACTTGCCCTTTTTACCATTAGGAAGTTTAACTTCTGGAGTATCCCATCTATCTCTTCCTCCTGAACCTGTACTTGTTTGACTCATAACAATAGTTGTAAGCTCGTTTTTTAGTTCTTCTATTTCTAGAATACAATCGCTTTGATTATCATATATATTATTAAAATCTGTTTCCATAATATCTTTATTTTCTTTGTCCAAAGCTAAAGCTAAACTAATTTGGTCAAATCTTGGAAATAATAAAACTTTATCTTCTAAATCTTTCCTAAGACCATGATTAGCTTGACTAGTCCAGTCTGCTCTAGCAAATTGAACTAATTCTAAAATGTGAAGTCCTGGCTGATCATCTGTATCTTTTGGTTTGTTGTTATCTATAGTTGGCCAAATTAAAGATTCTCCGTCTTCTAACTTACCAGGATCGTGTAAGGCTTCTTCTATGGCTACTCCTCCACCCTGAGCATCCATGCCAATTTTGGCTGGTGGAAAAGTTTTCATAAGATTACGTATTTTTCTAGCACAAAATCCATAAAAATCATATTCATTAACCAGTCCTGTTTTTTGTCTATCTTTAAAATTATTTCGATTGGTGGTCCAACAGTATACTATCCGAGAATGATCAGGATGTATTTCTAAAACCACTATACTAAAATTATCTTTCTCTGAAGCTGGATCTATTCCATAAACATATTCTAAGTTGAGATTTCCTGTTGTGGACGAGTCGAATACTACAGTTTTACCATTTATAATGATAGGTTTAGTTTCGCTAGCAATACAGCTCTCTATAAGACTGCGTCTAAAAAATCCATCGCTATCTTCTGTAAAACATGCTGCGTATTCCATGTTGTATATACCGGTATGTATTGTGGCCTTAGCTCGACTAACTTGTTTATCATCCATAAAACCTTTAGGAATAAGTTCATATGGTATACGCACAATACTGTAGTCTTGCCAATTAAAATTATCTGGTACTTCTCCTTTAAAAATTTCTTCTAGTTTGTGTTTGTCTCCACGACTTTCGATAATTGTTTTGTATCTTTTCCAGTAACTAGCAAAGTGTTTAAAGGCGTAGTCTGCTGTGCCGGATATGATCGCCTGATTACCTTTTTTGATTTGGACTGCTTCTAATTCATCATTCCATAGTCCTGCTTCTGATAGTGCTTTCTTTTTAGCTTCTTCTTTAACGTTTTGGATTGGATTGGCCGACACGGCTGCGAAGCCTGATACTACTGTTTCGTAAATATCTGGTGATATTGATGCGAATTCGTCTGCGATGATAATATGCGCTCTTAAGCCTCTAATCTTGCTACCATCACCCATAGGAACCGCTATTGTCCAACTTTCACCTAGTCTAATAGTGCATCTATCAACATCTCGACGCGGACCATCATTGTTTCCTGTGAAGATGCTTCGTAATATGGGACTATTTCGCCACAACGTTTCCATATATTCAAATATGATTTTACTCTGTCGAAAAGCAGCACCCACAACCACGATTTTTGTTCCTGGCACAAGCATACAACGTAACACACAATATAGTGCCATCAAAAAGCTTTTACCAAAACCGCGAGAGGCTATAAACATAGGAAATGGTCTTACCCAAAATTCTTGTAAGATAGCTATTTGAATTGGATGAAGCTCTATATCAAATAACAATTTACAAGTACTACCAAAATACTTAGGATTTCTAAGCAGTCTTAACAAATGAAGATCAGGATTTTCTATATCTTCCTTTATCCTTCCGATCATAGGATTAGTATCAACTATGATTTTGGAAAGATCACCAAGACCAAGCCAAGCGTCCTCAAAGATTTTTTTATTTTGTATGATACTGTTCATATATTCTTTTCATTAAACTAGCAGAAAATTTTTCCGCATTATCAGAATCTCCGCAAAATACTACTTGTATGTTATATTTTAGTTGTATTTCAATTAGTCTTTTGATAATATAATTACCACTAATACGCAATTTGTCCCATAGCTTTTTAGGAATATCACTACCAACTGGAAAACTGTATACTTCATCTAAAGAAAATTCAAAGACCATATATGGATGTTTAATTTTACTTAATCTATCTAAAACATCCGAGAATCTACTTTCGCTCAAATTAGTAGCTATTTCGCTAACACTCTTTTTTCTTTCTATAGCTAGTATATTTTCAAAACCTTCTATAGTATAATCTCCGGTATCTAGCTTTTTTTTAGCCGTATTATGGAAACCAAACTCCCAAGGAATTTGTTCTCTTGTATCAATTATAATTGTAAAAGGGTCTTGATTCATTTTAATAATAATTTTGTAAAGAATTCTCTATAACTATCTTCATCATTTTTTATGAGCTCGTGATGCAGTCTACAGAGAGTTATACCGTTTTGAGGATGATATCTTAGACCGGGGAAATCGGCCCATCTGTATATGTGGTGGGCTTGTAATTTTTTAGTATTAGTACAGTTTGGCCATTGACACTTGTGATTGTCTCGAGCATATATTTTTTTGCGCCATTCTTTATATTGGGGGTCTTGATAATTTCTAGTCATCTAATACTACGCTTTCATGATTTAAGAATGGGCGATCTACAGTATTGTCTTGGTAGTTGTGATAACCAAATAAATCTTTTTGATATTTTTGTGTGGCCATATGTAAAATTTCCATTTCTTTGCCCTCTTTTTCTCTTAATTCTTCGTCTTCTAGCATTCGTATTAGTCCTACCCAGCTACTTTTTCCGTCTTCTATTCTTTTTATTCGTTGTTCTCTAGTAGCTTTTAAATCTTTTCCTATTTTTTGTTGTTCTCCTAAAAGTTTAGAATATTCGTTAGTATAACTACTAATACTATTTCTAGCAAAACTTAATTGGGTTTCTAGATTAGCTAGTCGTGGAATATCTCTTTGATCTTCGGGTTTTTCATATTCTTTATCTACTAATTTTTGCAGTTTTTCCGTTTCCGATATGTGTCTTTTTCGCTCTTTCATACTACGATTAATTAGAATATCTATAGTAATAAATTGTTTAATTTGAATTTCTTCAGCGGGTAAAACATCCTCTCTAAATTGTTTAATTAATCCTATCCAAATACTTTCAAAATATTCTAGTTCGCCGCTTTCTTCATCGAATTGGCGCTCTATTTCGTACCAAAAACTTTTACTATGTAGTTTTCTTAAAAGAACTTCATTTTCACTTTTTTCTTCTGTAGAAAATAATCTATTTTCATCAATATATCTATTGATAGGGTCTATATTTCTATTTAAACTATTAGCAATTTGTTCTATGCTTAGTTGACCAATGCTATCTCGTATGAATTTTTCTTCGTCTAAGCTTAATTGTCCGCGTTTTTTTGCCATAAAATTTCTCTTATATGACTTAGTAATCTATCTTTGTCGCTTTTGGGTACTTTACTGCCATTTTTAAGTTTGAGATAAATTAGCCGAAATTCCCCATTAAGATTTTCATCTAGTATTTTTAGTATTTCTATATTTTCTAAAGAATTAGTTCTATGATCTAGAAAAATATTACTATAATCTTTAGTTTCTTCTAGAGTGGTAAGATGCATCAAATTCTTTTTATTTTCGTTTCTTTTGCTCCATGTTTCGTATAGATCACAATCATATTTGTTACTATATTTTGTGCAGAGAGAATTTTTCTTGTCGAAAAGAGGACAAGAGTAACAGGGTTTGTCGGGCCTTTGATAGTTATCTCTTTTGTAATTAAAAAGTCGATTGCGAACGTGGGTCCAAAGAAAGTTTTCTAGGGGCCTTTTGTGATCATAATTTTTTAACCCTTCCAAAGCAAAAATGCTTATCTGTTGCTTCATATCTTCTATATCATGATAGCCAAATTTAAATTTGTAGGCTAATTTTTTAGTAATAATATCTATAACTTTTAATAGTTCGTTTTCATCAATCTGGGGATTCGGTCTTTTTTTCTTCTTTTTCATTAAGAATTTCGCCTAGAGTTTTTTGGGGATCTTCAACATTAAGGTCTTGTGAAATGTCCAAATGTGAACTAGCAACTACTTTTAGCTCGCTCGGAATAATATTCTCAATTTTCATAATTTGTCCTTGCGTTAAGTGAACAATGTTGTACTATATAATAAGTTATTAGTACACTTTTGTCAAAAAGGAACAACTATTATGGGTAATTATAAAAAGTGGAGTGATGCAGAGTTGGGGTTTGTTAGGGATAATATTGAAGTTTTGAGTGATAGTGAATTGGCCAATAAGCTGAAAGATATGACGGGTGAAAATATTACTACGGGAATGGTAAGACGTCAAAGACGCAAGTTGGGTATTGCTAAAGCTCGTGGTCGTAGAAAAAAGATCAAAGATACTGCTCCACAGTTACATTCAGAAACCTGAAACAATAATTGTATTCGGTATTCTAAAGAAGCATCAGATTCGTCTGGTGCTTTTTTTTGTTTGGTTATGGGGCTAATAAGAAGGTTTAGGTAATACATTTTAGTTATGAGGGGCTTATTGAGTTTGGACCACCGCCGCGTTTTGGGGGTTATACCCCCCATTGGTGGCAAAACAGAAAAACCCCCCATAGGTGGGGAAAGGCTATAGCAAATCCTGTGCCAAAAACTCGAAAACTTACAATGTCGATAGAATATGGTTTCGACTATTTTTTTTAGTTGACAATGCCGATACTAAATGTAGGATAGTGGCATGATTACGATGGAAACCCACAATGGAGATAGTAAGATGCAAACGAATGGTGCGGTTATCACTGGACGCTACATGATCGCAAGCCGCAGGGATGGTCGCGTTTTTAGTGGCATGGTCGAGTCGGTCAAGGCTCTAGACAAGGGTACGCTTGTGGTGCTAACGTGGTTTTCCCACGACGAAGAAAACTATGGTCACAAGTATCGTTCGTTTTATCTTGACAGCCTCACCGGCTGGGAAATGTATCTTGATGGCGAAGAGTACGATTGTGCGATTGCTTGCATGGTCGAGGCATAGACTGGCCGATATAGGGGTATCTTACATCCTCCCCCCTATGGGGGATAACCTAGGAAAAATAAAATGAACAATCTTGATAAGATTTTCGGTGCTATGCGAACTGGCAAGTATGGTACGATTGTTGACCCGAAGGGCAAGGTATACGTCGGGATTATTAATAGCATCATGAGGGAAGATGGTAGCGGTCGCAACTGGATTGTAACCGTCACGAATCTGACCACGACCGACAAGATTTTCATTCACGCTAACTGAAAAGGATAGAAAAATGAGCGATTTTGAGCGGATTATCGCGGATAGCATGATCGACGAGGATGGGCAAGAGTGGACGGTTGGGTATTTTGGGGTGGATCTGGATGATGAGGAAGAATACATCGACCACGAGGAAGACGCAGACTGGGACGTTTATGGGGAAGAGGAGTTTGCATAACCCCCCGATGGTAGGGATAACCACACTCTCCCCCACATGGGGGATTGTACCACCCAAACTGGGCCGTTAGAACCTGCCAAAACGGCATACAAGGCAGACTGCCAAAATGGCAGAAATCGCGCGAAATCTGCCAAAATGGCAGCCACCAGCAAATATCGTGCCAAACTGCCCCCAGCAAATATCATGCCAAATGAAAATCTTTTTTTCTCTATTTCTTTTTTTTGACAATGCCGATATAGAATGTAGGATAAGTGAAAAGGAAAAGGAGATTGAAAATGTTTGACGATGCCGAATATATCTCGCAGTGCTGCGGTTGCCCGGTTGACGTACCTTGCCCAAGCGATCCGGTCGATGATATCGTCGTGATTTGCCCAGATTGTCAAGAATGGACGTCGATTGAAATCGAGTGATTTTTTTTGTTGACAATATCGATACTAAATGTAGGATAGCAGTATCACAAGGGAGAAATGCAAATGGAAAGCCGTTGCGACAAGTTTGGTACGGTTCAGGTGAACAAGGGTTTCGAGTGTGTCAAGCATAACGGCAAGGGTTATGCTGGAAATATCGTCAAGGTGTCGGCTCACCCTAGGGGTACACTTGTCACGATTGAATGGTATCTCCCGCGTGATCCTAGTCCCACCTATCGGTCGGTCTATCTCGAAGAGTGTGAAGTGTGGTGGACTCACACTTATAACCGCGAAGTTATCACCCATTGAACGAAAAGGAAAGCAAACGATGAATGATGAAATCCGAAATCTGGCAAACGCTCTCGGCCTTGTGGTCGCATCGGTATGGAATGGATACACTCGACGATGGATTGTGAGCGAACGTGACGCATACTACCCCCTCTATACTACTACCGATTATGCTACGCTGATCGAAGGATTGAAGAATGGAGGACGATTCCCCCCATTGTAGGGAATACCCCCCTCCGAAGTAGGGTGGGCTACAATACCCCCCTTATGGGGGTTGTCTCAGCCGAGCCTCTCGGCTTACAATAATGACAGTCAGCCAGTGAGACTGCCAAAATGGCAGGCGCCGCGCGCTTTCTGCCAAAATGGCAGGCAGAGCAAATCTTGTGCCAAACGCCCACCAGCAAATATCATGCCAAACAAAAAATATTTTTCCACAATCTTTTCCTCTTTTTTTTTGTTGACAATGCCGATACCTAATGTATAATCGAGGTATAACCAAGAGGAAATGAAAATGAGTAAGTTTGGAACGGTTCAGGTTGGATACGATTTCGAGTGCCTGAAGAATAACGGTAAGCGGTATGCCGGTGAGATTGTCAAGGTTTCATCGTATGCTAAGGGTACGCTGGTCACGATTCGATATTATGAGTCAGATGCCTACAAAAACTCGTATGGGGAGTGGGTCGAGGGTTTTAGTCCAGTTCACAAGTCGATATATCTTGAAGATTGTGCCGAATGGTACACTGAGGAGCCAGCCCCCCAATACTAGGGGGTTGTGCAGTTTGGTAGGATCAAGTCAGAAAGGAAAATGGTCATGTTCATCATTATGAAACGTTCGCGAGCATATGAGGGGGCCACACCCCTCGACGCCTACAGTGTTCCCGAAACGTGTGCCTGTGCTGGTGTTGAACCCGGCAAGGTATACAATAGTCGGGAGTCTGCCCAAGTTGATGCCGACAAGTTGAGCCGGTACAATCCTATCGGGTTTGTTGTGGTTTCCTGTAAATAAGTTTTTCTCACCACTAAGGGTATCAAAAATGTTTCCGATTATTGAAAAAGCCAAGCGTCAAGCCTACCTTTGCTTCGTGGGTCTGGCTATCCCCTGCGACAAGTCTACGGCCGATGGCGGTATGATTCGGTCTGAAAAGGTTCTGAAGTTCAATCGGTCTGCTATGCGTGATAGTGTCAACGTCAAGGCCGAAAAGGTTGACCCCCGAATGAGTGGGGGTGAGGATACGATGATTGTTAAGGTGGGCAAGCCGGG